ATGTTAACTCGAACCCGATTGTTGACGTTACCAACATCATCCGCACCATGCAACTCCGTTCCGGTGGCTTCAAAGCCAACGTTATGGTTATTGGTAAAGAAGCCCGTGACGTTCTGGTTAACCACCCGATCATCCTGAACCGCCTTAATGGTGGCGCTACTGTTACCAACACCGCGCTGGTGGCTGACTCGAAGCTTGCTGAAATCTTTGGTGTTGAGCGTTTCCTCGTTATGGAAGCTGTTCGTAACACCGCCAAAGAAGGTCTTGCTGAGACTAACGCCTTCATCGGTGGTAAAGCGGTTGCCTTCTTCTATGTTCCCCCGGCTGCTGGCCTTATGACTGCTTCGGCAGGTATGACCTTCACTTGGGATGAACTGGAAAATGCCTCGGGTTATGGTATCACGATCAAATCGTATACCGGCGACTGGCTGGCAGAGCGTGGCATTGCTGAAAAGATCGAAGTCAACATGGCTTATGACCAAAAGGTTGTGGCTGCTGACCTCGGTGCCTTTATCGACACTGTTATTGCCTAACTAGAAGGGGGTTGAACGTGTCCCGACTACGATTTGATCCCCGTCGCCCCCTCTTCGTGAGTCAACCGTTTCCAGCTAATAATAAGGTTTGGACGGTTGACTCACACTTCCCTTGGGAAGAAGAGGGTTTGGATTATCAAGAAAACATTATCCACTACTACTACGACAACAATTACCTGAACCATAGACCCGACCTTGAGAGTTCCTTTCTGGATATCGTAAGTAAGACTATTGGTGATGGTTTAGAGTCCTACACACTTGACGCCTTGCATCATCTGCGTAACGCTATTAATAAACAAGTTAAAGCTAAAGCTGCTAATCCAAGAGAATACCAGAAGAAGGCGTGTGCTTTCTCTAGTATCAAAGATAAGCAGATTGGTAAGATTAGAAGTTGGCGCGCAGCCTACGGGCATTTGGAGGTATAAATGGCCTATACATATGACCCCCTTGATTTAATAACCTCTACCGCTTCTGGCAGACTTAATGTTGTCAGGTTGCTTGTTGGAGACAATGACCTTAGCGCACAACAGATGCAGAATGAAGAGATTGCTTTTGCCCTCTCTGAGAATGGTGACAACGCTTATTTCTCTGCGGCCTTCTGTGCTAGACTGCTCGCCAGTAAATACGCCAGGATGGTCAATACACAACTTGATGGTGCCCTTGAGGCTGAATACAGCGACCGCGTAAAGCAATACACTATCCTTGCCATTCAACTGTCAGAGTTAGGTAAGAAGATGGGTGGCCGTAACATGGGAGTATCTGCTGGTGGTATCTCCCGCACCGCTATGAATCTTGCTAACCAAGACACTGATCGTCCGCGCCCCGCATTTAACGTTGGGCAGTTTGACAACCTAAGCCAAGCAGGTTATTTCCCGGAGCAAGACTAATGTTTGATGTAACCTCGCTTAGACAACTAATCAATGAGCATGGGGTTAACGTTACCCTCCGTAAGAAAGCTAACGGAGCCTATGATGCCACTACCGGGGTCATTGCTCAGACTGCTACAGACTACACGGTTAGAGTTTACTTCTTCAATAACGATCCGTCTATTGCTGAGTTTAATACTATCATTATGGGTGAGCGCAGGGTTGTAGTTTCTGACCTGTTAGTTAACGGACAACCTACTCCCGATATTACTGCTAATGACGAGATTGTTGGTAACGGTGATACAGTTAACGTAACCCGTAGTTCCAAGATTAGTTCTGGTTCTGCAACCATGTGTCAACTACTTTATGTAAAGGAATAGTTATGAAAGCTTTCCTTGGTAGACTTAAGGTCTTGGAGGATAAAGTCAATCGACTTCCTGCTGCCCTCTTAACAGAGGTAGCTGACGTTCTGGTTAACGCTTCTCCTGATGATACTGGTGCTTATATTCTCTCCCACTCTATCGGTCAATCCGGTGCTGTAGGTAGACAGATTAGTTCTCACGGTAGGCCACAAGCCCCTAATACGCACAGGGATGATGCTAGGGCTGGTTTGTACGCTCAAGCTGCCGCTATCTCCCCAGAGACTACTAGGGTGTGGGTAGGTAACAACGCCCCTCACGCTACACAAGTGGAGTTTGGTGGATCACCTTGGAGAACCTCTGGTTACTTTGTTTATGCTAAGTTAGCGCAACAGTGGCCCGCCCTGATTGTTACCGCTAAGAGTAAGGTAGGTCTTCAATGAGCATCCTAAATGATATCCGAGGTGCTTTAGATACTAGGCTACTGGCAACTGCTGGTATCCCTGCTGTAGCCCCGCAGAACGTTCTATACAACCCCACTACTGGTGTAGCCTTCCTAAAGTCTACTCTAGTTCCAAATACAGTCAGGCCTGCTGTTAGAGGCCCAAACCCACAGAAACGCTATGACGGTCTCTACAGTATCCTTATCTGCACACCAGAGGGGCAAGGGGCTGGTGCTGGTTACGATCTTGCTGACTTACTCCTAGATAGGTTTGTAGCCACTACGGATATTAGTTTCGCTGGTATCATCGTTTCTGTTGAATATTCTGAGGTAGGGAACAGTTACTTTAGCCCTCCTTTCTATTGCACACCAGTCACTATTGCCTGGTATATCTATAACTGATAGGAGTCTAAACCATGCCCTTTTCCCAGAATAGCCGTGCTGGCCTTTCTTACGTCACCGAGGTTACTTTCGGTGTTACCCCCGGTTCTCCGGTCTTCGTAACCCTACCTATCAATACCCACTCGCTTGATCTTACTAAAGATCGGGTGCAGGGTAATGAAATCCAACCAGATCGTATGGCCCGTGTTGACCGTCATGGTAACCGTCAGACTGGTGGTGATATTGCTGTAGACCTCCGTAAAGGTGACTTTGACGCTTTCTTTGAGAGCGCCCTTATGAGTGCCTTCGCTAACTCTACCCCCCTCGCTACCCTTACTGCTACTAGTGCTGCTGGTACAGCTACTGTTACCTTCGCTGTCCAGACAACCCCGCCCTTCCCTGTAGGCTCTGCTATCACGATTGCTGGTGTTACACCTGCTGGCTTTAATGGCACCTTTACTGTTACCGCTTGCACTACTACCAGCGTATCTTACCTGAACGGCACCGCTGGCCCTCAGACTGTCGCAGGAACGATTGTTAACCGCGTATTAAAGGTTGGCGTTACCCCCAAGTCTTTCTCCATTGAAGATGCTGCTACTGACATTGCTCAGTTCCGTCTGTTCACTGGTATGACGGTTGATACTGCTGCTATCTCTATTAAACCTAACTCGATGATTAGTGCTACCTTTAGCATGATCGGTAAAGACATGACCCTTTCGGGCACATCACTTGATCCCACTAAAGACCCTTCGTCCCTCAACCAACCCTTCGATAGCTACTCTGGTTCTCTTAGCCTTGGTAACGCTGGGGCTGCTATGACGGCAGTTGCTTTGATTACGGGTATTGACTTCTCTATCTCAAACTCGGTTGCCCCTACCTTTGTTGTTGGCTCTGCTTCTACCCCCCAACTTGAATTTGGTATGGCTACTGTTGAAGGCACTATTACTGCCTACTTTGAGGATGCTACCCTGATCAACCGTTTCATTAACGAGACTGCTTCCGCTTTCCAAGTTACGGTTAACGACCCTACTGGCCTCTCCAACTACACGTTCCACTTCCCTCGTGTGAAGATCAATGGTGCTGCTGTTCCTGTTGATGGGCCTACTGGTTCTCGTATTGTTACCCTGCCGTTTGTCGCCCTCTATGACACCGCAGAGAATACCAACGTCGAGATTATCCGTAACCCGACCTAATAGAATCCAACTTCGGTTGGTAGGGTGGGCTTTGTTGTCGGGGCAAGGCTCACCCGTTTTATTTTATCCCGACTAACACATATAGGACATACCCGACAATGGACCTTTCCAACCTGATCCCAAAATCTGATACCATTACTATTGAACTCAAGCACCCTGTCACTCAGGAGGTTCTCAATAAAGATGATGGTAAGCCCCAGACTATTACTACTTACGCCCCACACTCTGCACAATACAAAGCGGTTATTCACGCTCAAACCAACAAGCGTTTGCAGAAGGCTGCTAAAGGTAAGAAGTTGACTTTCACCTCGGAAGAGATTGAAGACTCCGCTACCAACATGCTGGTTGACACCACTAAAGATTGGGATATCCAACTTGAGGGCAAGACTCCTAAGTTTAGTCCAGAGGCTGCTCGTGACCTGTTTGACAAACTCCCTTGGGTTAAGATGCAGGTTCTTGAGGCACAAGAGGACTTCACTAGTTTTTTGACCAACTAACCCTTGACCTAGAAGAGTATGCCAAGTGGGATTTCAAACTCTCCATACCAGATAAAGACGGTGTGACGGAGCGAGAACATCTTAAGCAAGTAGAAGACCAGATGGGTAGAACCCCTGTTGCCTTACAAAGCCCAGGGTTCCCTGATCTATTAGAGCCTGTCTGGTCTATCTTCCTTGAACTCTCTCATACTCGTGGTCAAGGCTATAGTGCCCCCTTACCTATTTCCTACCAAGAGATAAAAGCTTGGTGTGATCTTACGGGAATAACCCTCTCTCCTTGGGAGGTAGAAGTAATTAAGCGGCTGGATACAGTCTATATAAAGGTGGTTGCACATGGACGATCTTAACGTAACAGCCAACTTTAATGATCTTCAAGACCTTAAGCGTATTCTCACTGAGTTAGGCCCTGCCGCTACTGCGATGGTGGCTAGGTTAACTAGAGAAAATAAAAGGCTTACTCAAGCCTTACAAGCAGACGCTAAAGTTCAACAACAAGCTATCGAAATGACTATTGGGGTTATAGCCCAAAAGTCTATGACCGAGTGGGGTAACGCTCAACGTAGACGTATTGCTTTGATGCAAGAGTCTGAGCGTATGGCTCAAAGAGAGATTGCCACTACCCTTCGTCAAAGGGATGCAGAAGCCCAACTTGCCGCCTCTAGAGCCTCCTCCTACCAAAGCAATATTGGGGGTAACCTTGGCCTAAGTAGCAACGGCACTAATGCCGCTGCATCTGCTGCTGCTATGTCTGCTGAAATGGACAGGCTCCGTTCTAAATACGATAGTATTTACGCCTCATCTAAAAGGTATGAAGCTTCCCTTGAAGAACTCAATATGGCTCATAGGATGGGGGTGTTTAACGCGAAGCAACATGAACTCGCAGTTGAAAACTTAAATCGAGAGTTTGCTCAGGTTAGTACTAGGAGTGCAATGGCTGCTGGTAAAATGAACCAGTGGGGTGTTGTTACCCAACAGACAGGTTATCAGGTTGGTGACTTCTTAGTCCAAATTCAGTCTGGCACTAACTGGATGGTTGCTTTCGGCCAACAGGCTACACAGTTGGTTGGTGTTCTCCCCCTTGTTGCTACTAGCTTAGGCTTAACTACCGCTGCTGCTATTGGTCTGTCTACTGTTTTGGGTATCGGTATTCCCCTAATTACCGCTCTTGGTGCTCTGTGGATGCGTTCAGGTAGTGAGGGGGAAGAAGCCCTTACTAAAGTAGAAGATTCCTTAAAAAGACTGTCTTCCGAGACGGATTCTCTGGCTGCAAAGTGGTCTGAACTTAGGTTTGGAACTGAGTTTGGGCAAATGATGGAAGACCTCTCCATAAGAGTGGCTCAAATCAACGAAGATTTGAAAGTATTAGACGCCGAACGTGCTATCGCTGGTGGTAGGCAAATTGGTATTTTAGAAAACCAAATCGCTCTAAAAGAAGAAGAGTTACAGCTTTCTATTAAAGATTTGGCTCAACTAAGTGATGCTAATAATAAAAGAGCAGAAGCACAAGCAAAGTTAGACAAAGAGATTTCATCCGCTAAAGAGAGGAATCTTCAATATACAACTTATTATAATTCCCTTGTTGCCTCTGAAAAAGCTATAACTGCCGCTGCTAAAAGGGCAGAAGAACTTGCCAAGGCTATTGAGGAAGGTAAAATAAGGGCACAAAAGCTTTCTGATATCCTAACAAGCCTAAGTGGAACCTCTATTAGTGTGGCTGTTAACTTCCAAGCTGCTTTCAGTGGGTTTACTGGGAAAGCTGCCGAATGGGCTAGTGGGGTTGCAGGCACTATGTCTGCTATTGCTGGCGGCTCTGAACCCATCTTTAACTCCCCAAGACCAAGGGGTGCCCCTGCTATGCTTGGTGAGGTTGAGGGTTCTGGTTCCTCCGGTGGTTCTGGCGGTGGAGGTAATGCTCGCCTAGAGTCTCTTATCACTGAACTACAGACTGAACAAGAAACTCTTGCTATTTGGTATGAAGAATCCCAGTCCGCACTTCAATCTGCCTCTGACGCTGAACTTGCTATTGTCGGTGGTAAGAATGAGGCTAAAATTAAACTTGAAGAGGAGTATCAGTCCAGACTTAGAGGGTTGCTCTCTGCGGAAACAAACACTCGTTTAGGTGAGACTGGGGACATGTTTGGTGCCCTTGCTGACTTGGCTGGGGTTGGTGGTAAGAAAATGCTAAAGGTTCAGGCCACCCTATCTGCTGCATCTACTACTATCGCCGCCTATGAAAACGCTGTTACCGCTGCTGCTAAAGCTACCACTATTCCCGGTAAGATAGCTGCTTATGCTACATTCCTTGCGCAAGGCTTGGGTGCTGTAGCCAAGATTAAGTCTATTGGAGGTGCTGGCGGTGGTGGAGGTGGTGGTGGCGTAGGAACCTCTACCGTAGCCCCCACTGAGAGAGAACCTAACCCTCAAACAGTTTATGTTGATAGTATTACTCCTGATAGTCTTTACTCTGGACAAACCCTTATCAATCTGTTTGAAGCTTTTTATAACGAGAACGATAAACGTGGTAAGGTATTTGTAGTTGCCCGTTAAAGTAAACTAAAACGATAGTGAGGAATATATGACTATCTTTATCCAGAACGCCCCGACCGCTACGGATCAACTCCCCACTATCGTTTTTAACAACTTCTTTTCTTCGGGGGTTCTATCGGCTTCTACTGAGGCTGTAAACTTCCCGAAGGAAAATGCTGCTTCTGAGAACACCACTAAATCTTGGCAACCTACTGCACTACCTGCAACCTTAACAGTAGATATGACTTCTGCTGTTGCTGCTGATAGCTTTGCTTTGGTTGCCCATAACTGTGGCACTAAAGGCAACACAGTAGAGATTCAAACCTCCCCCGATAACGTTACCTATACTACCCGCTGCACTGTTGTTCCCACTGACGACACAACTATTATTGGCCTATTCACCTCTGTATCCGCTAGATACTGGCGTCTGAGGATTACTAACGGCACTGTCCCTAACATTGGGGTGGCTATGGTATCCGCTAGGTTTAACTTCCCTGCTGGTGTGAAGGCCCCATATACCCCTGTATGGTTGTCGCAGACTTATGAACTATTAGTCTCCACTACTATGGGTGGGCAGTTCTTAGGTAATCGTGTCCTTCGTCAAGGGGCTAAGGCCGCTATCAACCTAGTTTCCTTTGATAGAACCTTTGGTGAATCAACTATCCTTCCCTTTAGGGAACATTATAATTCGGGCAAAGCTTTCGTATGGGCTGCTGGCCCATCTGTCTTTACTAAAGATGTGGGTTATGTCTGGCGTGAGCCTAACTCAATCATGGCCCCTCGTTTCGATGAGAATGGTTCCTGGATGAGCGTAGGTATGGAGGTTATGGCATATGGCGAATAGAGAACCTATTCAGTATGTTGAAATTGATGTAGACTACTGCACTCGGACTTATGGAACAGCCCCTTGCAACGCTGCTCTAGGTTCCACTGGTGTTAGGAAGTGCTTCAATACCTTTGGCACTTGTCAATTCAAATCTGCCTTTGTTAAGTCTGTAAAGACCCTTCGGTTCATTAACAACCGTAGTAACTTACCCAAAGACTTGCTTGCTTACCCCGTTCTTGAAGAGCGTGGAGTTAGCACATTCTCTAGCACCGTCAACATTGCTGGTAGTGATCCTAAAATGTCTGCCTTTGGTCGTAGGGCTACTGTCTCAGTAACTCTTGTTGACTTTATTGATGACGACATTGGTTTCGATAAATACGTCTTAGAACGTGTTTCTGGGGCTGCTCAAACCCCTGCTGTTGGCTATAAGCCGGAAGAGTATGGAACTTTCTTTACCAGACTTAAAGCTAGATGGCCCCACTATGCTGGTCGTCCTCTTAGGGTTGTTGAGGGTTTTGTTGATGGGGGTGTGCTTACTATCTCCCAAACCAGAAACTTCATTATCACAGATGTTAAAGGTCCAGAGGATAGTGGTAAAGTTACCTTTGAGGCCAAAGATGTTCTTGCTCTTGCAGATGATAAGAAAGCCCTAGCGCCTAAGCCTTCTCGCGGTAAACTACTTTCTGCCATGACCAACGTGTCATTAACCGCTGTTACCCTTACCCCCACGGGTATCGGTGTAGAATATCCTGCATCTGGTTTTGCTACTATTGGCTCGGAGGTAATCTCCTATACTCGTAGTGGCGATATTATTACCCCTACAGGTCGGGGGCTTAAGGGAACTATCGCTGCGTCTCACAACGTTAACGACAGTTTTCAAGAAGCTTTGAACTTTACTGCTGCTAGAGTAGATGATGCTATCTATGATCTTTTAACTACCTATGCTAAAGTCCCTGCCGGTTTCCTCCCTATTGTTACTGAGTGGGAACCTGAGATTACCCGCTGGATGAACTCTGTTCTCCTTGATACGGTGATTACTAAACCTACTGGTGTTGCACAGTTGATTGGTGAACTTGCTGACCTTGGTGTTTCTATCTGGTGGGATGATGTAGAGCAAAAAGTAAAGCTTCTCGCTAACCACCCCGCCACTGAGTTAGATATCAAAGTCATCAGCGACAAGAACAATATCAAAGCTATCAAGCAAGAAGATAGAGACGAAGACCGTATTACTCAGGTCCACTACTACACTAAACAAACTGATCCTACCAAGGACTACAAAGACAAGAGTAACTACAGCCAGATCAACGTCCTTATTGATACCGATGCGGAAGGCGTTAATGCCTTTGACGATACTAAAGTCAGGGAAGTCTTTTGTCGTTGGTTGAACAACGGTGCTGATGCTATCGTTAGAACATTGGCTTTAAGGCTTCTTAAAAGGTTTAACACCTCTCCCGTCCACTACACTATCACCCTAGATGTTCAGGACGATGACGTTGATCTTGGGGGTGTTCTTAGACTTGATAGTAGAGTAGCCACAGACAACGCTGGTTTTCCCATCTTAAAGTTGATCCAAGTATTCCGTAGGGAAGAGACTAGATCAGGACATGACTTCAAAGTATCTTGTCAAGATTTCAACTACAACGGTAAGTACGGCCAGATCATGGAAAACACAGCCAATGATTATGGCAGTGCTACTGAGGCTGAACTCAGGTTTGGTGCTTACTTTGTAAATGGAACCTTACTAGAGTTTCCCGATGGCGGAACACCATACCTATTTAACTAGAGGTTATACCCGATGACTACATACATTACCATCACTGACCCAGAGACCGATCCAGAGGCACCCCTCACCTCTGAGCTTGCTAAGAAATGGCGAGATAACCCCCTCGCCATCGCCGAAGGTGACACCACTGCCCCGGTTAATGCCGCCTGCTGGCACCCCTATAACAAAGTCACATACGGAGACGCCAATACCGGGCTGATCTGGACTGGCGGCGTTGACCCGGACATTACCAACTCGGTGTTCAAGGAAACCCCGAACTGGCAGGACCGCTACGAATACCGGCTTAGGTTCGAGGGCATAACCGCGCTGGCATCAGGCGGGCTGTTCATGGACATTTTTGCCGACACGGATGCGGTCTATAACCCGACGATACAGATTTTCGCAACAGCAACTGCGAGCACCCGATCTGCGGTATTGGAAATCCTGCGGCCACGGATTTCAGCGAATTTTGTGAACGTAGATATCTATGGCGTAAGCAGTGTGACTGGCAACGCCGTTTCAGCCCTAGCCAACCGGCAAACTTATGCAGACTCAAGGACAACCGCCCAGAAGCGCCTGAAAGCGCGGTTTTCGACCGGCAGCTTTGCCACGAGGGTCACTGTCGGACAGATTTTCATGGATCGCCGGATTGTGGTGTAAGGGGGGGAATGCCAGCATGACCTGCACCGCATCCCTATTCCTGCCCCCACCTTGTTAATAGGATATACCCCGATGAACAATGAACTATTCTTCTCTAAGGTTAGGGGGGTTCTATTTAAGAGCCTCTCCCAAGCACAAGTAAATGGTATCAATGGTATCCTTGAAGCTTTCGACTTGGTAGGGGATGGTGACAAGGATACCCTAGCCTACGCTCTAGCTACTGCTTACCATGAGACAGGCTCACGCATGATTCCAGTCCGAGAGGGCTTTGCCACTACAGACGCAGGCGCTAGGAAGGTTGTTAACAACTTGGCTAGGAAGCGTGGCCCTAACTCTGCTGTAGCCCGCTACGCGAAGCCTGCTGGCCCCTACGACCATGTATACTATGGCAGAGGTCATGTGCAACTCACTTGGCTAGAGAACTACAAGAACTCTTCTGCTGATGCTGGCGTTGATCTGGTTAAAGAGCCTGACGCTATGCTTGATCCCACTATTTCCGCTAGGGTTCTTATCAAAGGACTTCTTGACGGTAGGTGGTCAGGTAAACGTAAAGGTCTTTCCTATTACGAGGGGTCGGATGACTTCCTGGATGATAGGGAAGCGGCTGATGCTAGGGCTACAGTTAATGGCTCTGATAAAGCTGCCTTGATTGCTGGCTACCACAAATATTTCTACAACGCTCTTACTGCCGCTGGTTGGGAACCTAGTAAACCTTCTACGACACAGAAGGATAACAAGGATAAACCTCTTATTGACGGTAAGACTGCTTTAGGTGCTGGTTTACTTGTATCTGTCATAGCTGCCTGGGATTACTTGAAAGAGTGGGCTTCCTTCTTATACCTATTGTTCTAGGAGAACTAAATGAAGTTTGTTGACAACTGGCGGGACGCTTGGAAATGGTTCTCTCTACAAGCCGTAACCGCAGCCTTCGTCTGGGAAATGTTACCCCCAGAGACCCAGGCTTTAGTTCCAGACAGTATTGAACCTCATGTTATGGCTTTCTTCCTTGTTGTAGCTGCCATTGGCCGCGTGGTTGACCAGCAGAAGGTAAAGCCTGATGTGGATGCTGAGTAAGCTTATAGGACTATTTACAGGTGCATCTGGCCTTGGGGACACTCTTAGGAAAGCTTACGAGGCCAAGCTAAAAGCTGAAACAGACGTAGAGAAGATATCCGCTGAACGAGACCTCGGACGGATTGAAGCTGCAATTGAAATGTCTAAGATAGCGGCTAGTGATAGATGGGGTGCTACTTCCATCGGTCGCTACCTTATTGTCTTACCCTACGGTGTGTGGTGGAGTGCTGTGTTTATTGACAGCATCTTTGACATGCCTTGGGTCATCCTAGCCCTCCCTCCTCAAATTGATGGGATGGCTAAGGTCTTAATACCCGCTATCCTTATCGCAGAGGTTGGCAGAACAGTAATACCAAAACGAAAATAGGTTTATGATGTTGGTCTCACAGTATATAGAGCAATTTATTACGGGTATTGTTGTCATGTTGATTGGAGGGGTCACTTGGTTATTTCGGACAGTGTTTACTAATCAAAAAGAAATAGCACTGTTGAAAGATGAAATAGCTAATAGGACGCACATGAGGGAAGAGGATAGAGCAGTTTTGCTCACCATGCGGACTGAACTAAAAGAAGATAACAAAGAGATGCGACAGAAGGTAGACAAACTACAATCTGATATCTCTGAACTCTGGAAGCACAAATAGAAAAAAGGCCCGATAGAAACCCTATTGCTAGGGAATCTATCGGGCCTTTTTCTTTTGTCTAGACTTTAGGGAGCCAACTAACACATTGAAAATCGTAAGTCACAACCTCTAGGTCAATAGAAGCAGTCTCCGATACAGCAAACCTATTGCAAGCCTCGTACGTAGGGAAGACAATAGAAGGAGTAGCGGGGAAACAAGAGTAGGGGTTAGCTACCTCGCAGAATAAAGCAATCACTGTCCACATTAATCGTCTCCCTTTAAAGTTGATAAGGCTGCGTTGAGGTAGTATTGAGCCTTACGCAAGTCCTCTTCTGGTTTACCTTTGTAGTCATGTCGGTGTAAGTATTTAATGCAGTTCCCCAGACAGTAGGCTTTGAAACCCCCCTCACCAAGGACTTGTCGGATATAGTCAATACACTCGATACCCCCTTGATTGTAGTGTGCAGGTTTTTCTACGGGGTCATGTGTGTCCCCAGAGGCGGTTGGTTCATGGGGCGGATCACGATAGAAGAATATATTATTCAATCCCTAAGTCCTTTCTCGTATTTACCAAAAGCAACAATCCAGTCCCGACAAACTTTGGACCTCACGATATCGTCTACATCAAACTCAATGATAGGGATGCCTAAGTCATAACGGTAGATCATATCCACAATCTGATCAAGGCCAGAGTTGTTACCTCTAAGGTCATTCTGTTGAATATCCCCGTTTATAACTAACTTGCAGTCTTCCCCAACACGAGTGACCAGCATCTTGATTTCTGCCGGGGTAGTGTTCTGTGCCTCATCAAGCAGGATGAAAGACTTCTCGAAGCTACGCCCCCGCATAGTGGACAAGGGGGCAATCTCAATGATCCCCTCACGCATATAGGTAGCCACTTCCTGTTTGCCAAGGTGTTTGAACAAAACTTCTAGGACAGGTTGTGCCCAAGGGGTGATCTTCTCCAAGAGGGTACCGGGGAAGTAGCCTAGATCACGCCCTACAGATACGTTAGGGCGAGTAAGGATGATCTTTTCCACCTGTCCGGTCTGTAGCATTTGGGAAGCATAGGTAGCAGCGACATAGGTTTTCCCCGTGCCACTGCTGCCAATAACTACAACTTGGTTGTTAGCCTCTAGGGCTTTGATGTAGTCATCCTGATGCTCATTCATAGCAAAGAGTTGAGTAGTAGCCCGCTTAGTCTTGGGTCTCGTTGCCATTTTTCAAACCCTCTACTTTCTCTTCTACTTGACGAATGTGATCAATCATTGTGGACATGTCTTCCCAAAGATCATCATTCTCTTGCTCTAACATTTCCATACGAAACTTCTCGTGCCAGAGGAAGCCTAGCAGGCCCACCAAACCCGCTAGGATAATCGCGTCTGCAATACTAATCATTGTTTACCTTATACAGTGTCACAGGTTCGGAAACCTGTAGTTGGATCAACGTAGCAAGCCCCACCCTCTACAATAGTTTCATCCTCTTCCACCTTTTCATCTACAACATCTTCAACAGCACTGGCGTTCAGGATACCAAAACGTTTGCCTGCAACCCGGAAAGTAGTGCAACCTTTAGCCCCACCGTCATAAGCCTGCATGTATACATCTTTGAACTCGGACCAAGTAACATCATTACCTACGTTACAAGTTTTAGAGCAAGCACTATCAACCCACTCCTGAGCAGCAGTCAACATAGCAACGTGATCTTTAACAGGGACTTGATCCGCAGTCTTGCACTTAACCCCCCACTCACGGTAAGCGTAATCCTCAACTTGTTCATACATAGGGCCATCAGCAGTTTGGATAGTCCGAGTATAAGAGTAGCTAAACACAGGCTCAAGACCAGAGGATACGTTGTTAGCGGTTAGAGAGATAGTCCCGGTAGGCGCAATAGAAGTAAGGTGACTGTTACGGATACCATACTCCTTGATTGCATCTCGAACTTCCTTATCCAACTTCTTAATGAACTTACCAGCAAGGTAACGCTTTTCGTCGTAGAGAGGAAATGCACCTTTCTCTTTAGCCAACATAGCAGAAGCGTAGTAGGAGCCATTAGCAATGATTTTTAGAACACGCTTAGTAAAAGCTTGAGCCTCTAGTGAACCATACTCGATACCAAGAGCACCGAGAACATTACCAAGGCCAGTGATACCCAAACCCATTCGACGTTTATTCTTAGCCTCCTGTTCCTGTTCAGGTAGAGGGTAGATAGTTTCGTCAATCACATTGTCCATAGCCCGAACAGTATGAGGAATATCTGCCTTAAGCAAAACTTCGTTGAATTGGAACTTGCCGTTGTCGTCTTTGTAAACATACTTAGTCATATTCCAAGAGCCAAGTAGGCAAGCGCCATACGGGGGTAAGGGTTGTTCTCCGCAGGGGTTTGTCGCGCTAATATCTTCACAGTAGTAGAGGTTGTTCATATGGTTGACGCGATCAATAAAGATCACACCTGGTTCAGCCCAATCCCAAGTATTACGAAGGATAGCTTCCCACAGATTGACTGCGCGGATAGTGTCATACACTTGATCCTCAAACACAAGGTCAAACATCTGGTCATCTTTAACAGCCTGCATGAACTTGTCAGTGACAAGAACAGAAACGTTAAATTGCGTAAGATTAGTAGAGTTTGCTTTAGCAGTAATAAACTCCATAATATCTGGGTGATCTACACGAAGACAACCCATCTGTGCCCCGCGACGATGACCAGCAGATGCAATGGTTTTACAGATAGCATCCATGATTTGCATGAACGACACTGGACCAGAAGCTTGTGACCCAAGGGATTTGATCTTAGCCCCTTTAGGTCGGATACCAGAGAAGTCGTAACCAACCCCGCCACCCATCTGCATAGTCTTAGCCGCCTCGGTAGCAACAGCCATAATTCCCATCAGGGAGTCTGGGACTTTCTGCATAACAAAGCAGTTAAAGGCTGTTACCTTACGGTAGGAACCAGAAGCGGATTGAACACGTCCACCAGGAAGGAAACGTTGCTCTTTGAGTTGCTCGTTAAAATAATTGTAGTGCTCTTCGTTATCAGTTAATGCACCAGCAACCCTAGCACACTTTTGATTAAAGGTTTCTCCCTCTTGTCGATATTTCTTTTCATCAGCCCAAATGGCAACACTAATGGTAGGTCCAGTCATCGGAAGGTCAATCCCCAAGGCAAATCAATTACGTTATCTTGTTTCATTTCTACACAAGATGCCCCACCAGAGAGATAGATTTTCTTAGTGGGACGTTGCTGTTGTAGTAGTTCAATCAGTTCTCTTACTGTCACACTAGGTCACTCAAATCTGGTGGAACATAGTTAGGGCCTTTAAGAACTTTTCCATCTTCACGATAGATAGGCTTTCCATCGTCGTCAAGCTTACTCATGTTACTTGTATGAACTCGGTTAAAGGCCGTGTCGATATCCCAACCAAATGTTGCAGCAAAGCCGTATGTAACATACAAAAGATCAGCAAGTTCTTTAAGTAGGTTTTCTGGTGTTTCCGCGTTCCAAGCCTCAGTATGTTCCTCCGAAACTAAAGCAAACCGCAAGTCTTGTAAGTGCCAGTTGCGAGCAAAGGGTTGGTCTAAAGCAGACTCAAAAGCTTGGTGGAATTCTCGAACCTTCTCGTAGTTTGTTTTAGTCCTCATTGAATACCTCTAGGTAAATGTAGCCTGTGTCATCTAAGATTTCTAGAACCTTCCACAGGGTTAGATTAAACCGCAGCAGGATTTCCTCGTACCCGTAGGTCTCAATCAAATCTAGGATTTTACGTTTGTCATAATCACTCACGGTTGTTACTCATTCAAAGTTACCTGTATTCTCATTATACTCTCGGCCAGCACTAGCGATAGCCAAAGCCCCTTGTGCATTATAGGTCTTGAACACAGTCCACCAGAACAAACCAAACTTAAGTTCTTGAACGTAGAGGAGTCGGTTCTTATCCTCTAAAATACGCATTTTATTCATCTGTGAAAGAACCTCGTAAATCCTTCATACTTGTTGTCAAGTTTAATCCACACGAAATTATCGACACCTTTAATCTTCTTACCGTCTTCACTCTCGAACCACCAAAGCCTACCTACTGAAACTACGTCAGAGCAGACACCCATATAAGGTGCCATACGTTTATTATGGATACAGTCTGCCGGTAGTAGCAGCCAAGTAGGAAGTAGTCTAGGTAGATACTCTAGCATCGGTTGAAGCATAGACCATTCGTATGGTGGATTAGTGATAAAGCCGTCTACATTTTTAACATCTGCACCTGTGAGGAACAGACAATTCTTTTGCACAATGTCAGCCCGTTGAGGCTCAATGTCATACGCTGCCACACAGGTCACAGGAGGGCCGCTAGAGGCCAGTAGATCAATCAGGCTACCGTCACCAGCGCAGGGTTCGATATAGCGGGTTTGTGAGCCTCCTACGGGCCACAGGAAAGGGGCTAGGGCTGCTACCGCCGCAGGGTCTCTAGTAGGATACCAGTCCCTAGCAAGACGGGGTTTCTTAGTCTCTTCACGCTTGCCCATTAAACCTCCAATGGTATTCCCAATGCTCACCAAAAGTATTAAGCCCCTTTGTAGCATGTTGGGCAGTTAGTTCACTAAACATTGAACCTACTACCACCACAGACTAAAATACGTTTACCCATAAGCTTTCCTCAACCTTTCCATCGACACAAACTCAGGATCAAACACCCCATTCTCAATATCCCGCATGATAACCACACCTTGCCACCAAGCATTATTAGACTGACCAGCCCACAACTCTTCTTTACCTTTGAAGCAACCTACAACCATACCAATAGAGGGGTTAGGGTGTGCATCATCCTTAAAGTAGATACCCCTTTTATGACTGTGACCACAGACAGAAGAACTATGCCTCTGTTGGATTAGGGCGTAAGCATGGTGCATACCGCTGATAGCTGTTCCGTAATTCCCTGCACTAAAGTAGTGAGCATATGATACACCATCGTATGAGGCAATAGCAGGGCCAGAATTATGATAACCATGATAGTCATCAAACCAGTGATCAGTTTGTAGATGAGAGAATGAGATTCCATACTTATCGCCTTCTAGTCGCGGATCAAGGGCTACAGCTTTCTTAATTCGGTTTTCATGGTTACCCTCAAACCCAATACGGTATGGCCTACGCTTTTTCTTGAGACTGTAGCGATCCCACAAACGAGACTGAGCATCATTATATGAGTTGATATCTTTCTCGTAAGATTGGGATACGATAGCTTTAGGGTATCTAGTGTCGTAAGAATTAAGGGATGACATATCAGCACCATCCCCTAAGTCCAAGACGTAATCAGGTTTGATATCCTCGATTAGATCACCAAGCCAGTTGAAGCGTTCGTTAGTTACTTCTGGTTTGGTGTGAGCGCAAGACCATACGATTGCGGTTTTACTCATGTTTTCTCTACCAATACGGCCACAAGATTCGGGTTATCCCCCCTTTTTTTATACTCGGGGTTTTGAACAATTAGGTATACGACACCTGTTTGACTACACCAATCAAACTCGTAATCATAACCCCCTTTAATATAACCAAGTAGTTTTTGTAGGTTACTCATTAAGCATATCCAATCACTTCATAAGGGATAATCTGTCCCTTGAACCAGCGGACAATATCGTAAGCTTCATCAAAGGTGTCCAGGATGATTTCCTCTTCCTCTAGGGCACCATTCTCTTGCTCAACAAGAGCAACAACTAGCCAACCGTGAGGCTCATCCCAGAGGGGGATATCGTATGTAGAGATTGGACCCTCTACTAACTGGTATACTCGTAGTGGTTTCATCAGTTGTCATCCTCATTATACTTGTAGAGTGCATACGGCACTTCGCCATCTACAGTAATAGTGTGGCCCAAGGCTTCAAGGGCTTTGAACAGAAGATCACTGTCGTTATAGTTAGCCGTCCCGAAACAACTTGCTTTGGGGGTATAGCGGAAGACCTCCTCACCATCAATCAGAACGTAACCTCCCTCATCCCGGCTTGCCCCGCAAGTTTCACAGTCAAAATAGTCTTGTTCGGTAAAGATTTCGATCTTCATTTGGGTTTTGCTCTCCATGAGTAATAATCTTGGGCCTGTTGTAAGTAAGGACGAACGTAACTGTCAGCAATTAAATCTCGCATAAGCACCCCAATAGCAGACACCATACCGGAGGGATCAACACCGGGTTCACTTGGGGGCTTTTCAAACAGATTGCCCATCCAAATGTTATCTTTCGTATCCCCGTAGAGACTAACTTCCCAATGTTGCACATCACCACGCTTGAAGATACGCCGCAGGTAGCCTCTGTTACTGCTCAAAGGGCTAGGTTCATCTTCTAAGGGGCATAAGTAACCGTAAGAACCTTCACTAATCCAAGTGAACACTAACTCTTGGTCTTGAGCAACATACCTATTTTGTGTTGCAATAGCTACAAGTTGGTCGCCAGAGAAAACCCAATCACCGCGCTTCATTTATCACTCACTTTCTTGCGCTCATAGTAAAGCTTCAACCAGTTTTCCAGTGAACCCTCTCTGTCAAGAATATCAAACACTAGCAGGGGGTCATCAATAGCGTCATCCCAAGCAACGCGACCTATAGAGTTATCGTCTGTCCAGTATCGGTAGCCCCCCGCCCCCGTAGGTTGACGCCACAGGCCAAAACCCGTCACCTCAGAATCCCAAAGCCTTTCAAGGTTTTCCATCACTCACTCTCCTAAGTAGACCAAGGTAAGCAGCGGCAGACAGAATTACAAGAGGCTTCTCACGATCAGCACGAAGGAACACAACTGGTTCATGTGGACCATGTGACTCAGCTTGCTTCAACCATTTATAGATTGTGATAGCAGACTTGGTTCTCTTGCACTCTGTCTGAATCGGTAGAAGTTTCCTAGCGGCGGGGGATAGCTTTACGTCTTGGCCTTGCGCCCCCATACTTGTTGAGACTACATCATCTGGCTCTAAAGTGTCGAATTTTTCTAGTATCAGGTCTCTAATCTCTTGCTGAAAACTTCTACCTCTCTGCTTATTATTACGACTAATGTTTGTAGGGTTTCTCTTTGTTTTTACTGTGGGGGTTGCCATAGTTCACCATTATATCGTTGAATATACAGCAACCTGCCGTTCTCTAGAACGCGCTCTTCTGACGTAAAGATATCATCAACCTTTCTAACATCTTCCCCGTAAGCCTCAACACAAGCCCAATACAAAGCTTTCTCACTATCGCAACTAGACAACAGCTTATCAGCTTTCACAGGGCCGATACCATAGATACCCACAATATTGTCTACCCGATCCCCCATAAGAATTTGCTTATAGAAGTTCTTGGTAGCCGTCCAAGGGTCGATAGTCTTCCATTCCCACTTAGTAGGATTAAAGATGTTGGTAGGGATTTGCTCAAAGTCTTTGTCGATAGAGACGATCACCACATTATCGTAACCGTAGTGATTAGCGTAAATACCAATTAGGTCATCTGCCTCACAACCCTCAGATACAAGAGCATCGTATTTAAGCATCAGGTATTCTCGCAACAGACTTAGGTGCTTTGGTCGTTCTTGCTCTTTTCGGTTCCCCTTGTAGACTGCTGTTTTAGCAATATCGTGACGGAAGTTTCCTTTACCTGTCAGGAAGAACTTACGGTTTTTACTGGTACCGTAGGCGTCAACCTCTTCAACAATATGCCCAACCAGTTCGTCTAGTTTTAGTTTAGCAGTTTCCTCGTCAGACTCCTGTTCAGCCCAAGAGCAACGGTATGCAAGCACATCTGCATCAAAGAGGATTGTTTTATTCATCTAACACTTCCCGCTCTAGACGTTCAATACGTTTAACCAACTGCTCTACTATCAGTTCAAATGCAGGCCAGATAGGCTCTCGTTCTTGGACTTGGTTTGGCAACCCCACTCTTTGTAATAGGTAGTTCAGGTCACTAATTCTTATCATCAGACACACTCTTCAAGATGTTAGGGAAGGCTGGCATTAGACACTCCCTGATTTTCCTTGCTAGAACTACATGCTCCCATTGCGTCACACCGGGATCATCCCTAACGTCTAGGTAGGTCATCCATGAGCGTAATGTTCCGTTAATATATAATTTGCTCATAGTAAGACCTTCTGGCAAGAAGACCCTAGCACACTCTTTAGCTACACCTTGCTTACGCATCCAGTTATAGGTGTGTTGTGCCGCAGCAACCTCATCATCTACAAACAGGGAAGCCTCATTACGAGTAGCTTCTGGTAGATCATCAACAGAGTTTTGTCGGTTCTTAGTATCTTGCCTGCGAAACTCACGATCCGTAAACTCAATCTCATCAGAGTAACGTTGACTAAATTCTTGGAAGCTAAAAGAACGATGACGCAAAAGTTGACGACTGATATCCCGTGGGGCCTCTACCTCAACAACAGCATTAGCCATTTCGAAGACCGACCAGTGTTTATTCTTGATACAGTAGTCTAGTAGCGAACCTAGTTCCTTGTCTTGGTGTTGAGGATTACTGACCCTAACACAGAAGGCGATTAAACCCTCTGCACTAGGCACCCTCAGATCAATAGTCGGTTGCGTGATAGCTACCAACCTTGCTGAGAGTTTTGTCATTAGAAGCTAACCTCATTTTCATCACGAGCAGGAGCGTCATACTTAACCAGCTCGGTAACAGCAACCTCTTCCAGTTGCACCACACAAGTAGGTTTACCGGCTTTGTTAGTGCCACGATAGACAGAAAGTTTGACCTTACCCTTAGAACCGTTGCCAATCAAACCGTCTTCACGAGAGTCCCAGGAAGTCTTGTGATCATCCATGATACGGCCAGTAGCGCCAGCAGCTTTCCAAGCTTCCATAGCATTATTGAAGTCAAAGACTTTAGGGGCACCCATATGTTGCGGGCTACCATCTTCGTTCTTAAGATATTTACTATCCCAAGGGCGCTTGAACACTGCACCACGGAAGTTAACACCATCAATCGTCATATCTTTGAAAGTTTGGTAGCCAAGGGCAACAGCAGGGACACCAAGGCCCAATAGTTCTTGTTCTTGTGCATCAGTAAGAGCAACAGTAACTTTAGTCACTCCGTTGGTTTCAGAGTGCATAGTCCCGTTGTCCCGGTTTCCCTCGAACAGTTGGGGGTAGTAAAGAGTTACGTCTGAAAGAGTGACCCAGACGGTTTTCGATTTAGCGTCAGCCATTAGTTGGTTTCCTTTAGTTGATTAAGGTATATAGGTATTGAGAGGGCTAAAGTCAATAGCCTCAGTGGACTTCCGAGTAGGTTTTTCCGAATTTAACGTCAATACCCAAGGGCACGTTAAGT